CGTCTAATGAATACTATTTTATATTTGATACAAAAGATAAAATACCAAATGAATATAATGTTGATATTAAAGTGCTCACATCAGGAGAAGTAGATACTTATAAAAAAACACTAACATTCCAAATAGTTAATAAAAAATGAAAAAAGTAGTATTAAAAGAAAACGAATATATTAAATTATTAAAATTTGTATTATCTGAAGCTTTAACACCAGGTGAAGATAAAATTGATATGATTTTAGATAAAATTAGTCAATCAGGTATGGAATCAATTACACCTGAAGAAAAAGAAACTCTTGAGAAATTTACTAAAGGTATTTCAATTGAAGACGAACCATCATCTAAAGAAGATTTTATGACTAAAGCTGGTGGTTTTTGGTCTTTTGAATTTCCAGGAATGCCGTCATTCAAATTTAGATACGAGTCAACTGAAGATACCGAAGATGAAAAAATACATACAGGATATTTAACAGTTGATGATAGTGATTACTATGGTGAGATTTACTGTGATACGGAAGGTAGTTTTCAAACTTGTATGTTTGAGAATACAACTGAAGGAACTAATGTATTTGAAGATTATGAAGGTATTGAACACGATATTGAAGTGTTTTTAGATGTAGTCTGTAATGACCTAAAAGAAGATGATATGATAGCGTAATATGAAAAATTTAAATAACATAATTAAGAAAGTACTTAAAGAAGAAAATCAAAGATACATGTTTTTCTCTAACTTAGAACAAATGCACAGACAAATTGGTTTATTATTAGATTTAGATGAATCTGATATTGAATCAATATTAGATAACGGTCATGATTGGGCCCAAGACCATATCGCAGAAGCAAAAAATAACCTTGACCAAGTATTTGATTTTTTAATGAATGAAACAAAAAGTGGAAATTCATGGAAATCTGAAGAAGTAATTGAAGATATTAATTTAAAAGATTTGGCAATGGCGGATGATGTAAATGGAAACCCTGATGATGCACTTGCTTTATCTATGACTGAAGGTCGTAAAAAGGCTGGTACTAAATTATGTGCTCGTGGTTTAGCATCGGCAAAGGCAAAATATGACGTATTTCCCTCAGCTTATAGTAATGGTCACGCTGTTCAAGTATGCAAAGGTAAGATAAAAGGTTTGGACGGTAAAAGACATTGTTCAGGGGCATATTGTTAATCAATTATTTTGAATTATTAAAAAATCGTAGTATATTTGTAGTCAAATCATAAATGACATGACTATAATAAAAAAACTGTGGATTAAGTATCGTCTGTATTTACGTAAATTAGACCGAAAGGATACCGAATTTGACATCTATATGTCTAACGTGAGGAAATGTTCCACCATATGTCGTAAACTCATTCATTCAGAAGATTCTGAACTTATTATTGCCCCCATATCCGATAAAAAATATATCCGTAATGATAAATTAGGTATTTTTGTCACAATGGATGGAGGACAAGTCACAATAACCAATCATACATACAGTTATTTTATTAAATTAAGTAAGGCTCAATGGGAAAAATTGATTAATTATTTTCGTAAAGAAATGGAACTTAGAGCGATGGAAATTGAAAAAGAACTTGAAATTCAAATTAATCACTCCCTTGATAATATTTATAATAAAATAAATTGTTAATATTAAAATCATGTCAAAGTTAGATACGCAAATTAAAAAAGTATTAAGAGAAATGTCTGAAGAACCGGAATACGGAAGACTTGATAGAAGTTTAGTTCAAGACGTTATTGATAGATTACTATCAGATGAAACAGGTGGATATAAAGGTGCTTTAAAAGCGTTAAATTCTGAATTTAGTACAGGACAATATTCAAGACCTGAAAGAACGTATGAACCTCTTAAACCAAGTATTAGAGTTGGTAAAAGTATTTATTAATCTAAAGCCTTCCTAATTAAAGATATTAAGACCGATTCGTTGGTTTTTTTCTTTTTAGGTTTGTATGATGTCATAACAGGTTTTTGACCTTTACCAGTTTGAGTATCTTTTTTCTCAGCTTTTCTTTTTTGTTGACAAGCGGATTGTTTTTGAGAATCAGTCATTTTAGCAGCAACCCCTACCGCTCTACATTTAGGATAACCCTTTGTATCACCCTCAGGTCTACCACAAGGTGGATGTTTTCCATCTTTTTTACTACAGATATTAACCCATGGACCTTTAGGTTGTTTACTACCTTTTGGTTTTTTCTTAGTCCCAAACCAAACACCTAAATCTTCGTTAACAATTTCTTCTTTAATTTGATTTTTACCCAAAACTTTTTTAAGTAATTTTTTGTTAACAGGGTTGTCATTTAAATCACTGCCATCATCGTCATTAAGAACAGGATGTTTTTTATCTGATTTTGATATTGCCACCGCCATTTCTTCTTTTCTTTTAATTCCTTTAGTTTCAATATTACCATCTAATGAATCAACATATATTTGAGCATTATCATAACCATTTATAGGTATTGTAAAAGGTTCTAAAGTATCTTTATCCCATAATTTTAAACCAGGTCTTAATGGAACTCTAAAACTACCTGAACCCCCTGTTGTAGTAGATTCTATAATAAAATCATTATACTCTTTTAACTTTTTTAATATTTCTAATACTTCTCCACTTTTCATAATGATTATTATTTCGTATATTTAAATAAATATCTAATAATATGGAAGATTTAACTGAAGAACTAAAAAATCAAATAAACAATTTATCACCAAAAACTGTTTTGTTTGATACTTTTGAATTTAACACAAACGAAGATTTAAATTATTTTATTTTAAATTTAACTAAAGAAGATGCTAATAATTGTATTATTCAGTCATTAATAGCATCTTATAAAAGAGGAGCGTTTACTTTAGTAGAATCTGAAATAATTTCAAAATCTTTAAGATTGTTAGATAAATAAAAAAAGGGACAATTTCTTGTCCCTTTTCATTATTCATTAAGATAAGATTATCTTAATTCTCTTAAATCAAATGTACGAACACCGTCAACGATGATACGTCCGTAGAAACGGTTATTAACCATTTTCTTAGCGTAACGTGTCATAATACCCTTGATTGGGGTAAAGTTGAATGGGTTATACATTGTTGGAGTTAATTGTAACGGTACGTATGGAGCGTAGATATATCCAGTATCCAATAAAGAAGTACCCTTATGTCCAATCAAAACTGTGTTTGGTGGGAAGTATGGGTCACGGTATACTTGGTAACGACCACTTAATGTACCAACTCTCTCGATACCCATGTTGAATTGGTCTTGCTCAGGAGCTGCGTTTGATACGTGGAAGTATTCCAAGTCATCAAAAATAGCACTGATTTCAGAAGATACAACAATCCAGTTAGCTCCACCTCTTAAAGTAGACTTGTGAATTTGAGCTGAGATTTGGTTAATCGCAGTAATCAAAGTTTGGTTCCAGTCTTTTTGAGTGTATGGAGTTGATTGGTTGTTCAGTCTCTTCCATCCGTTGTAATCCCAACGTAATGTCCAAGCCGCACCTTTACGTAAGTCACGTAAGATTTCACGGTCAATTTCAGCCGCAACTTGTTCAGATAATAAAGCTGTTAATTCAGCCTCAGCATCGATGTTGTGGAATGCCGCAACGTCTTGAGCAAGTTCTGGAGACCATTGTGCTCTTAACTTTCTTTCAGTTACAGAAACTGTTACTGACTGAAGGTCAAAAGAAACTTCACCAATCTTATCTTCAAATTCGATTTCTTCATAACGCTTAAAGTAAGACACAATTGGGTTAGTACCTGTAGTACCTGTCATTTGAGCTGCAGTCACAGTTAAACCAGTATAACCATCAGGAGTAGAACCTCCACATGTGATACATGCTGGTGTTTGAACGTCAACCTCTAAATAGATAATACCGTTTGGAGTACAGACATCATAGTATGAACCACCATCACCACCAGTAGTGTTACCACCTGGGAATGTAGTAGATGTTTGAGAACCATACTGAACAATTCCTTTACCATATTTCTGTGTTACAACACGGAATAAAAGAGGAGTTGATGTTGAAATCCCTATTTGAGCCGCTAAGTTAGTACTAGCGAATAATGTTAAATCAGATAAGAATGATTCAGTATCCATTTCTTGACCATCAGGACCGATAAGTTTACCTGCTCCTGAGTTAGAGAAACCTGACATAGCAACTAATATCTTACGATATTCACCTGCACCATATGCCGATAACGATAAAGAACCACCAGTCCACACAACTGTGTTAGTTGCTGCCGATAACCATGTATAACGACCTTTAGAATAATCGAATAAACCTGCTGGGTCTAAACCTGGCTCAGTTCCTTCATAAAATACATCATATGTATTTTTAGCAAATGCACCTGTGTTATTACCATATCCAGCACCTGGGTCAGAAGGACCATTTGGTGCTCCGAATGGAGAGTAGTGACCGTTTTGGTTACCTTGAGCAACTGCTGGAGTAGCACCTGTCCATCCTTGGATTAAAGGTACAAAGTAGAACAATTTACCAATTGGTAAGTTCATAGCTTGTACAGATACGATTTCATTCGCTAATAATTTAGAGAATACACGTCTGATGATTGGGAAAACTACAGTCTCGAATGAACCATTACTAGTTTCAGACGCAGCTTCGTTAATTAAATGTGATGCTTGGTTTTCATACAACTGAGCAACGTTTTCTTTTAGGTGGCCTCTAAGACCTTCAAGGAACCCTAATTTGTCCCATTTGTTTATAGTGTCTTCTTTGATAACTTTCAAGTGCTTAAGACCGATGTTACCTACTAATCCACTTTCTAATAATGCTCCCATTTATTTTATAGGTTTTTTATTTTTTAAGTTTATTTTATTATTTTTGACATGATATCTTTCATTCTTAGAAATTGAGGATTCTCATACGTCTTAGACTCAATCAGATTAACTGCTGAACCTGACTGTGGTACTTTCTCAATTACTCTTTCAATAGATTCTGTCATTTGAGTTTTGGTAGTATTTCCACCTAACTCATCTTTTATTGTCTTATAAAGTGCCTTAGATTCTTTAAGAGTGTCAGCAGAATCAAATCTTCTTAAAACATTGATTTTTTCTTGTTTTGAAGTCGAGTGTTCAGTGAATAATCTCGTAGCATAAGCTAAGTTTGAATTAAATACTGCTACTTCATTAAGTTTATCTCTAAACATATTTAAAGCTTTTCTGTATTCTTCATTTTTAGCTCTTAACATCTCAACTTCTTCCATGATTTCACGGTTTTCAAAAGTTAAGTTTCTGTTTGGAGTAATACCCTTTCTTAGACCACGTCCTTTTTTAGAACCAAATCCGTAAGTACGAGCAGCTTCTTTAGCTTCTTCCTTTGTTCCAAATTTTTTAGGTCTATCCATATCAATAGATTCACCTTCTTTAAATTCAAACTTAGGTTTACCTGTTCCTTTAGTTGGATTTGCCGTTGGCATATCTTCTTTAAAACCTTTAGGTAATGCAGAATTTTTATGCCATCCGTAATTTTTAGCATCACCACCAATTTTTGCATCTTTACCAATTTTTGGTTTCATTGCTGGTTTTCCTTTATGGGTTTCCTTGGTAAAACCTTTTGATAATGATATTAATTGTGATTCAGATACAAAATCCTCTTCAAATTCGTACTCTTCTTCATTCATTTCAATTTCGTAAACGACTTCTTCTAATTCGTCTTCTTCATCTGAGAATTCAAATTCATCCTCTTCATCTTCTGAACCATCTTGAATAAGGTATTCATCGTCTTCATCTTTTAAATGAATAAAATCACCTTCTTTCTTAATTTCAAAAGAATCAGTTGGTTTCATTTGTTTAAATGCTTTAAGAACTGTCTCCATTGACTCGTCAGATAAATCTTGAATTTCCATAGAATCAAATTTATCGTTACCGCCCATATCAGATAAATCTGTCATGTCAAAATTTTCTTCAGAATCTTCATCATCTTCAGTTCCAAATTCGTCTTCTTCCTCTTCAGATTCGTCTTCTTCAGACTCGTCTTCTAATTCAAATTCGTTTTCTTCCTCTTCAGATTCGTCTTCAGATTCCATTTCATCTTCATTTTCAAATTCATCTTCTTCTTCAGCCTCATTTTTCATAGACTCTTTTACTAATTCGCTAATTTCTTCTTTCATTGTAGAATGAAGTATTTCTTTTGCGTTTTCATTGATAGCTTCTTCCAAATTTTGTATTTGGATTAATGCCTCTTCAACTAAGTTTTTTTCTGCCATTTGTGCGTTATTTTATTAAATAAATATATAGATGTTTAGAAAAATTAATTTTATTTAGTATATAAATGAAAAAGGGGACTTTTGTCCCCTTTTAAATTCTTTTTAAACTTTGTGATTACTCAAACACTTCGTCAATTTTACTTTCACTTACCGAAGTAATTCTCCAATCATAACTAAATGATTTGTAAGCTTCAGTAACTTTAGCTTCGACATCGGTAACAGAATAACCTCTTACAAGTTTTTCTTCTCTTACTTTTTTAATTTTTCCTGTGTTCTCATCTGGCAAATCGTATTGGATTTTAGCCACAAAGTATTTTTCGTCCATTTCCATAATTATTTATTTTCCTAAATAATCGGTAAGTCTTCCCATTAAATCAAGCGATTTGTTAACTGTTCTTGCCGCTTTCATATCATTTTCTTCTTTTAGGTTTTCTTCAAACGCAAATCTACCATCAGGTTCAGTAAATAAATAAGCTCCAGGTGTAGATGGTGAAGATACCAAGTCAAAACAAATTAATTCAAAATCGTCCTGAACTTCATTTTGGTCACCTACCTTTTTTAAGGAACCTACCCCTCTTGATGATATACCTAACGTTACACCTAATCTTAATAAGTTTGCCGCTTGGTCACCCTTTGTTGATACAATACCTCTTTCATGGAACCCTGGTGAAGTTAGAAGTAATAGTTTACCTAATAGAACATTACCATCCCACCACATCTCTGTAATCATGTGTGACACTCTATCTAAATCTATCAATGAAGATTCAGGGTGGTTAAGTTCTGACAAAGCAGTTTTCTTACCAATATAGTTTTTTATATAGTTTTCAGATTCTCTTTTTAAGATTCTTTCAGGATATATTCTACCGTTTCTATTCGGTGTGTTATATTTTTGTAGAACGGCATAAAATTCAAATGGCTTTGAATAATCTTTAAAATCCCTACTTTCTTGTAAAAATGTTTGATTATGTTTTTCTGTTGGGGAAACATATCCCGCATCCATTTCAATTAAAATACCTTTTCCTATCTCTCTTGGCCCTAATATTTTATAATTTTGCATTTTACCTTTTTATAGATAAATATTAAATACTTTCCATT